TAAATAACCACCAGGCACTAAAGAATTATTTAAAGAATCATTTAGTGTCCACGCTATTGGAGATGTAATATTCTGTCTGTTCACAGAAAAAACTATATCACTAGGCCCTATTAAAGTTCCATTACCATTAAATGAAAAGGTTTGGCTAGTGACTGACAAAGCTATTAATTTAGCCTCATTAGCTGAAGTTAGTAAGTACAATTCTTGTAGAGACGCTACATTAGATGAGTTTACTAATATTTTTGCTGCTATAGTATCATTGGTATAGTCAATATCTATTGCTTGTTTACTTATAGTCTGGGCTGTAAATGCTTTTTGTACTATTTCAGCAGTGTATAGTTCAGTATTGCTTGTTACAGAAGAAACTGAAGCGTAATAAGCAGTGTTGCCACTTCCTAATTTTATAAGATTACCGGGAGAAACGTTGCCTATAAAAGTGGTGGATACTCCAGTAATTTTATTAGTATTTGTAGATACTGTAATAGTACCTCCCAGTTGCGTCATGCCATTATTAGCTGCATTAGAATTAATCCAATATTGGCTAAAAGCCCCTACTGGAGAAGATACAACTGTATCAGAATATATAGAAACAGCTTTCCATGGATCAGCTGTATCACTGGAGTCCCACATTAAATAATGTATGGTATTAGCAGATAAACTAGAAAAGGACTGAGAACTTTGATTGGCCGTAGCCGCTGTTACAATATAGTTAGAAGATATTTCAGAAGTAAATACATAATCTGAGTCGGTAACAGTAAAGGTATTAGAATCAAATAATACTGCCGAATCTACTGTTCCGCCTCTTTTTAGCCCTAAGACATTTCCTCCCCCCTCTCTTCCCTTAGTAGTTAATTCAAATGATTTTGTTACCCAGGCAGAATATTGCCCAGAAGTATTTATCATTCTTACCTTCACAGTATATGTGCCCGCAGTAACATCGGGCACTACAATGCTAGAAGCATCAGAAGATATTATCTTACTTTCATAGTCTCTAGAATATGTTATTAAATTAGTTAAATTATGCTGTATTTCATATCTGCTTAAATAAGGATAGGTTCTAGTTTTTGACACTCCAGAACTGTCAATATACGTTTCAGTGGGCGAGTCCCAGGATATGGTCGCATCGTATATGTACCCCTGAAATTCATTAAAGTTTATATCTCCGCGTCTAAAAAGCTGAGCCATTATATTTGTTACTGGAGGTAAAGAATCTCCTTGCCTAGGCCCTATATAATTAGGTGCCTTAATTTTTGTTTTCTTTTCAAGCTCAGAGTATTTATCAGTAACGTATATAGAAGCAACTATTGAATAAGTATGTTCTTCTTCCTCCGCTATACCTAATATGCGATATTTTTTGGGCGACATATTATCGCTTAGTGTTATGTTTTCTACTACCCACATATTTTCAGAATTAGCAGTAGAGCTAAACCCCGAACTGACAGTAACAGTATTACCCGTATAAGGCAAAGTAGTAGAAATAGGTTTCTTTTCTACTCTTACATTGGGGCTGAAACTAGTAGCAACTAAATTACCACTAGTATCCAATAAAGTTGCAGCTGCTGCTTCAGTCAGTACTCCTGGAATATAGTCTCCTGTAACATATACTGTACCGGATACGTTAGCAGTAGCTTGCTGCAAATAACACCCCGGGCCGTCGTACACTAAATGAAGATAATAAGAAGATCCAGCAGCTAGATATATTTGTCTATCAAAAGTAATATTAGTAGTATTGGCAGCGCTTTTAATTCTCCCACTTGCTTGAACTGCATACTCGTGTTGGTCTTGTACATTTATTATATCACCGGGTCTCAGAAACCCCGCATTAATGGCAGTTTTAAACTTAATTATTTCAGTCTCTGTTTGAGAAACTATTAGATTCCAGTTACCTACTCTATAAGCTTGTCCTACACTTGTGCACCCGAAGGCTAAAGTATCCATTGAGATTATTTTATTTTTCTTAGCTATGTCGGTCGCATCTGTTACTGTTATTACATCTTGCGCGTAAAACTGATCTGGATTATTCCAGGTAACGTTTACTGTGTTATATCTAGTTAAATTACCTGTATATTCATAGAAAAATACTCCGCCTATAATATTTCCTTGAGAAAAATTATATACTGGTTCTTTAGGACGATCTTGTACGGCTATTAATTGCCCATCCATCCAATATAGTAGCCCTCTGAAAGTGGTAGCTAAGTCTCTAAGTACTTTATAGGCTTCTTCCGTAGTAAAAAGATACGCGTTACAAGTAAAACGGGGCTCTAGCCCTCCTTTACCATCAGAAACTAATTCATCACAGTATCTGGCTATAGAATATAAGGCATACTTATTAACGTAAGCAGAATCTATATATTGTCCTAGCCCGTATCTTCTGTTAGTAGCTAAGTCATAAAATACCCACGCTGGATTATTGCAGTATACAGTTCTAAAAGTACCGTTCCAAGCTCCTGAATAAGTAGCAACGCTTCCTGTTTCTTCCCTAGTAGTATAATTAGAAGGCACTTGTATTTTTAACCCTCTGGTATCATACGCTCTAGTAGGCGGCGAAGAAAATCCGTCGGCTGGAAAAGATATAGTACTATAAGCAGAATACGGATAACTAAACTTATCTATTATCTGGCACTCAATGTCTTTTAGTACCATAGAACTAAATAAGGTAGCATCATCTACCTTATAGTTATTAGTATCATCTGGATTTACACGGCTTAATTTTATAGAAAAATTTGTAAATGGCTTAAACTGTTCTATAGGAATAATTATTTCTTCAACAAAAGAACTCATAGCTTGACGAATTATAGCTCCACTAGGGTTTGCATCAAACCAGTTAGTCCAATCAGGTACTTTGCGCCCCGTGCCGTAAAAAGTTGGAGACGAGTTGGGCCCTTTACTATCTCTAGGCCCCAATAATAATACATCTTTCACTACCCCGCCCTGAGTATATGAAAATACAAGTTGTATTCCTACATAGAATTTTTTCTTGTTACCGCTAGCCCCTCCATTTATATATAGTCCAGAAGGGAAAGCAAGAGTGAACTTTAATTTATCTATTTCTCCCGGTACGGCTATACCTAGTTGACTAGCACTATAACTTATAGCTGCTTGATTACCCCCAAAAGTATTTGTCCATTTTATTTCTTGATTAATGGCCGTTAAATAGCTAGCTGTAGGAACCCCCTCTATAAGTATCGGCTGTTGATCTCGTCTCCCAGATCTAAATGAAGCCCATACATTTTTAAAGTTCCACCTATCGTCTACTGTAGATGTAGAAGAGAAAGGATTGCTTAATACTTGAATACCCGTACCGCTTACGGAAGGTGCCGCTGCTACTACAGCAGTATTAGCGGAGTTTGATACTATAGTAGTAACTAAATCAACTCCTCCTGATTTGCCTGATCCCGTAGTAGAAATACTTGGGGTTACTTCTGCGGTATTTACGTCTATAAAAGTAACTAACTTACCTATGTATTCTGCACCCTCTGGGCCTAGCCCTGTGATTCTAATTTTAGGGTTTAAAGCTTCTATAAAATTTGCGTTAGTAAACATAGCTGTAGTAAAAAATCCAGCTGCTGTTATACGTGTCGACCCTGCGGTACCCGCAAATACTGTACTATTAGCCTTACCTCTTTCTAATAGTATTGGAGGAGTCCCAGTAACTAAAGAAAATAACCCCGTAGAGGTTACAGTGGTGTTTCCAGAATTAAATACTCCTGTATTTGATCTTTTAGGAGTTACTAAATTAGCGTTGTAGGTAGACACTAGAGGAGTACCATTTAAATATATTCCCGACGCACCCCCAACTATTCCTTCAATAGGGCCTTCTGATAATAAATCATAAATTATTGCATGTTGAGTAGATTCTACTGTACCAACAGAAATAGTATTAATATCTAGTTTATTCTCTTCCATTTATGCCACCCCTAGATTTCCTGGGTTAAGACTAGATACTGCATCAAAGTCCCCTTGTGCGCTATCTGCTGAATTATAAATAAATCCTGCAGAAGATATTTTTCTTTTTGTATATGAAACTGAAATAGGAGCTCCTCCTATTGTTAATCGCCCATATAAAATTGGTACAGGTTGTCCTTGTTTTATAGTATTAACAGGTCCATCAAAAGAACTACCCCCTGGCCTATCACTATCCACTATAGGCATAAGTAGTTCATTAATTCCTGAAATAGCTAAATTTAATGCTACACTTAAGGCCAGAGCGCCCGTAAAACTCATTGTTCCCCCGGCTGCAGTGAACCCAGCGAATTCTGGCCCCGCGAAAGCCCAACCACCCGGATTCCACCACATAATTGCTATAATTGCAGCAGCCCCAAGTATTTTTAGCCACGGAGAAGCTCCGGCTGGGACTTCTGTTATATAAATATCTTCTACGTTTATATTTAGCCCCAGTTCTGCTGCAGACTCTAAAAATTCTTTACCTGCTTTTATAGAGAAATTTGTACCTGAGTCCGCACAACTAATAATATGATCCTTAAACCCAGGAGTTTGGCAGTCTATTAATTGAAAAATCTCAGCTACAGTGTTACAACTTATATCCCACTCATGCCCAAATTTTTGTCCTAGTTCTCCCATTAAATAAGCTTTTTTCATGGTATAATCGTTTCCATACTGTTGTCTACCATAGAAATTATATGATAGGGAATATTAAATTGTTTTGATTGACTTATGTCAAAACTACTTGCCTTAGAACTACATGTTGGGTGGCTGTGCACGATTCCTACTACTTTTCCAAGAAGCTGCGCCGTAATCCAATCTGTGTCTTTTATTAAAAATTCTTCCGCGCCAACAGCCATGTTTTTACACGCGCGATATATAACAGAGTTATTTATGCTTATTAATACCCCACACCCTTCTCTAGGGTATTCTTTTTTCATATGAAGCATAATATTATTGAAAAGTTCTTGATCCAGGGAAGCCTCCAAATGGTAGTATGATAGTTTGGTCAGACACAGTATCTGGTACTATCTGCCCTAAAGAACCCGCGGGTTTATACTGGTATCTACGGGTACACGAGAATAATCTTTTTCCACAAGAGTCTCCTACCTCCCATTGCTCATTATAGCCTGGGTCTGCCCCCTGTGCTTTTCCCGCTTGGGTTACATATCTCTTCTTAAATAGTCTGGGTCCTCCATCGTAAGTGCTCATTACATAGCTATTATAGCTAGGGTCAGTATATACTGTATACGTTGCCACGTCACTATAGGCAGAGTACACTCTAACTCTTCTAAATGCAGGGTCTATATCACTCGGAGTATTTGTAGTATTAGCTACACATTGCCAATAGTTATTATCTGAGACACCTGTGGTAAAACTGCCGTCATTGTTAATTTTAGTAAGCCCCGCTTGAGTAGTAGAATAAATATTATTTACACTCCCCACTCCAGGCCATACACCCGAGGAAGTACTTATTACTACAGGCTCATCATTAACATTTACATAATTAGTATATGTGACTCCTTGTACTACCACTTGGCTAAACCTACTCCAAGTACATCCACCTTCTTTAAGAGAGGCGGATAAGCCTGGGTCAGCCCCTTGATATCTCCAACTACACCCCCCTCCTAATATAATTCTTGCGGGTAATTTAGCGCCTTCTAAATCATAGGGGGAAGCAAGTTCAAAAGTAACACTTATAATACTTTTACTTGATATTCTGTCTATATAAAATACATCTTTAGTATATTCTACGGCTGGGTTAGATGTTAAATAGGAACTTAGCGTTCTACGTCTAGTAAACTTTTTACCTAATAAATCGTTATAAGTATAACTAGACCCTAAGGCATCTCTAAACGTAGAAAGTACATTTGCTACTGTAAGTGTTGGCCTACTCGATACACCATCTGAGTTAATTTCTATTCCGGTTATTTCTGCTGGAATATTATAGTAGTTATTATTATCAAAAGTTACATTTGCTGTATTAGCTTGTAACCCCGAATGAAAGTATAGAGTATTACCACTTGGTAATTCTAATTCATATAAAACTACTAAGTTAGCTCCGGGATCTTGCTTTTGTAGGTCTCTTATTATCTCTGTCATGGCTCGTATACTCTTCTTAATCTGGCTTCTAGTGAGTAGTAATTATCCACTAAGTAACTCATTGTATATTCCTCGCAGACTACTTTTATCACTTTCTCAGTGCCCCCAGAACTAGTGTCTGGTATAGTAAAAGAAAAATTAGTTCTTCCTTTACCGCTATCTAAGAAAGTAGCTATGTCATCTATATCCGCTTTTTTTCTATTATTGAAAGATACTGAGTATTCTTCATATAAACTATTATTTCCTAATGGCATAAGCTGTGTAGACTCAAACGTTCCGAATGAGATTACACGCGGAGTCGTGCGGCGCGCGAAAGAACGATCCGGAACCCTATTTGCTACCCCATCATTAAATCCTAGTACCATTATAACTCCTACTACTTAGATGGGTCTACTGCGTCAAATGACGCATTTCTAGATGCCCTAAATTTAGCCATGTAATGACTAGTTAAGGTGTAATTAAGACTGCTAGCTGCAATGGTGTCAAATGGCCAGGCGTACATTCCTGATTTCCAGTAAAAA